ATTTTCATGGAGTAAAGTCGGATATGGTTCCGTCAATTTAGATACCAGTAACATGATTGCATTTTGCAACATTACTGGTTTTGGGTTTGGCCTTTTATTTGGAACGACATCACCTTATGGAACCTACTCAAACGGAGTTACAATCATTTCGGTCTAAATTAAATCCAGAAATATTTGAAAGATTGCTCAAATCTTTAAAACGTTTTGCAGAAGCAGGCATGCCAAGTGTATCGCCCGAAGCCCTCGCCACCCGCGAAGCGACGTGCCGCGCCTGTCCGGAGTGGGACGCCGCCGCTTTGAACTCCACGGGCCGCTGCCGCAAATGCGGGTGCTCGACGTGGGCAAAACTAAGAATGGCAACCGAGCGTTGCCCGATAGGAAAATGGGAAGCTGTTGACAAACCTACCAACTAAATGGCACGCGACCTATTTATTGACATGACCAACCGCCGTTTGGCGACAAGCCTAACGAGCCTTACGCCTGCGACCGCACCGCGCTTCGTGAAGGGCGACAACGGCGAAATCAACCTCTATTTCCTAGAAGCAACGGGCAACGTGTCCGCTCCTTTCAACGTAGTGGACATGACCGGCACGACGGTCAAATTTGGCGTGGGAACAAGGACTGGAACGCCTGCAAGCGGTACATTCACGCTATCCTTCGGCGGCGAGACAAGCGGGGCCATTGGCTTCAGCGCGACAGCCGGAGCGATCTCGTCCGCACTCAACTCGCTTTCAGCAATTACCGCCGCAGGCAAAGTGTCCGTTGACGGCACGATGGCAACCAACTTTGTCATCTCCTTCAACTCAGCCGGCACACGCAGCGCGATCACGGCGAACGTGTCGCATCTCATTCCGACTACATCGGCACTCATTGACGAGCGCCTCGCAGGAGATGCCACGACCAACGAAATTCAAGAGTTGCAACTGCGACTCGCTCCGGCTGTTTATCAACCGACTTGGACTGATCTTGGAACGGCCTTGACGGTTAGCGTCGCCACAACTCTTACCGGCTCGACACTCCAGAACGAAGTGCAACGCATTTCATTTTCACGCCCTCCATACCAAGGTAGCTATCGCGTAACCGTTCCGACCTACAACGTGGACATCGCCTCGACCGTGACGGATGGCGTATTTATTACGGCAAGCAACCACGGACTAACGCTCGCGCAGCCTGTCGTGCTAACAGGTTTCACGGCGCTGACCGGCTACACCGCCGGAACTCAATATTTCGTTCGCTCAATTCCACAAACAACCCAGTTTTTGCTAGGCACAACAGCAGGGTCGGTTGCAATAACAACCGGCACAGGCACGGTCACGACAGGCAGCGTCGCAACAACCGTCCTACGTCAGACCGACCCGCTCGACGCTTCGACAACAGCATCGAGCCTACAATCAGCCTTGCAAGCACTCGACTCCATCGGGGCAGGCAATGCGACCGTTAGCGGCATTCAGGGTAGTTACTACGACGTTACATTCGGCGGCAGCAAGGGCTTTGCCGACCTACCAACACTCCAGGTTCAAAGCGGACTGAGCGCGACAGCGGGCAAAACGGCATCGGTCAACTTCTCGACCTTTGGAGTGCGCGACTATCTCGCGAACCTAACGAATGCGACCGCCGACCTTGAGATCGAACTGACCGAAAGCGGAGAGCGCAATACGATCATTTTACAGTCATGCACATTGACCGAGGAACTCATCACACAAGCCAGCTTGACGTAATGGAGAGCCACACTTTCCATTCGCTCGTCGGAACGTCCGCGCCAGCTGCCGCCGTTCTGATCTCGTTCAGCGAAGTCGAGGCTTGGCTTCGCATTCTTTCGCTTCTGATGGGAATTTGCATCGGTGCAGTTTCCTTGTATAAGATGACCAGACCTAAAAGATGAAAACACTACTCGCAAAATTGAAAGAACCGTCAACAATTCGCGGGGTCGCGATAATCGCTTCCGTTGCCGGTTTGAGCCTAGACCCGTCGAAGTGGGACGCGATAGGCGCGGCGCTTGCGTCGATAATCGGACTCATCGAAATCTTCCGCAAAGAAAAATGAGCGCCAAACAAATCGCGCTTTGGATGATCGTTCTCTCCTTCGCGTTCTTGGGCATGGCGCTTTTGACTTCATGCGCTGGCTATGGAACCCCGCAAATATGCTTGCGGAGTCAGTACGGAACTCTGTGCTACGAATTACCAGATATCCAAGGGCTGAAAAAATGACGTTCGACGAACGCAGCGAAATCCAACTTGCAACGCTCCACCCCGAAGCACAAAAGTCCGCACGCGCCTTTCTAGGCGTTGCAAAGGTCATCGCTGCAAAGGTCGGATGTGACGTCAAGATCATCAGCGGCACTCGGAGCTATATGGAGCAGGATGCGCTCTACGCAAAGGGTCGCACAATTCCAAACACTAAAATTGTGACCCGTGCAAAAGCGGGCTTCTCAAATCATAACTTTGGAATTGCGTTTGACGTAGGAATTTTCAAAGGGAAAGAATACTTCGGCGAACATCCGCTCTACAACGAACTAGGCACGCTTGGAAAGAGTCTCGGCCTTGAATGGGGCGGAGACTGGAAGTTCGTTGACGAACCGCACTATCAGATCCGCCCGCATTGGGCGAAGGGAATGACAGAGCGCGAAATGCTCACCATTCTCCGCACTAGAGTATCGAAAAAAATAGACATCCTTGCTTGAAAAAAAAGAGACAACCGACGGTTGAATCGGAGCGCACGGAAGCACTCGCGGAAGCGAAGCGCATCCTGTCGGAGCACTACGACTGCGGGTTGACCATCGTCAGCTGGGAGCAAGGCGGCGAAACGATGCACGGGGAGTTTGTCTTCGGCAACAAATACGCAGTCGAGGGACTAGCGAGCGACTCTTTCAGCATTCTATTTCCAGACACCGAAGAAGAAGAGGAGGAAGACGAAGCATGAAAATGACACTTGAGTATGACGAAACAGAGCGATACGAGCACGAAGTGGCCTGCAAGGCGCTCGATATTCTCATTCTTGTTGATGACATAGACCAAGAACTCCGAAGCGCTTTAAAGCACGAATCCGGAGCATTTGCGAAACTCGACGAGGACACGATGGAAGCCGTCCGCGCTTGGATATGGGAACAACGCAGCGACCGCAATATTCCAGAACTTAAATGAAAGGCTGGAAAAAATGGATGGCTGTCGGGTGCTCTCATGGCGATCAGATCGACCCAGAAGCACGCAACGCCGTCTTAAAATTCCAACAGCACTTTCGCCCCCAGACCACTATCCATCTAGGTGACTTCCTGGACTTGGCCGCTTTCAGGTCTGGGGCTATTTCAGACCCAAACTCAAGCGACCGCGCGGCCAGCATCTCGGACGATCTCAGCGCCGGCATTGACTTCCTGCACGAACTGCGGCCGCAGCATATTTTATATGGGAATCATGAAGCGAGGCTCTACAAGCTCGCGTCGTCGCCAAACGCGCTTGCGGCTCACGCCGCTACGCTCACCATCCAAGCCATTGAGAAGACCGCGAAGGAACTAAAGGCGCGGCTGTATCCGTATCACATTCGCAGCTACTTAGAGTTAGGTGGGTGCAAGTTTATCCACGGGAGCATGTTTAACGTGCAAGCCATCAGGGATCATGCGGAAGCACTTGGGGGGTCTAGTGTAGTCATGGCACACCTTCATCGTGTAGGACTGGAACGCGCTCGCAACATCGAAGGCACTTCGGGATATTGCACCGGAATGCTTGCGCGTTTCGATATGGACTATGCAAGCACACGCCGCGCCACGCTGGCTTGGTCGCAAGGCTTCGCGTTCGGCTATTACAAAGACAGCTCAATAAACATTAATTTATGCGAAAGACGACAAAACAACCCTTGGCTATTGCCGATGTAACCAAAGCGTGGGACGCTTTCTACTCAACGACAAAAGCTGAGAACGAGAAGGAACTCGCCAAGCTAGGCTGGAAGACGATCCGCGCTATTGCGAACGAGTCAAAGTTGACCATCGCATCAATTTCTTGCCGAGTTGAAACTGCCCTTGGAAAAGGGATTCTCGAAACAAAGAAGGCAACGATACAGACAAGCCAAGGCGCTCGCGAGGTAAATTTATACCGCCCGATCTCAAAATAAAAAAGCCCGCAGAGGCGCATGGGCATTGGTTGCGCTCATTTGTAAAGACTTTTCTCAAGAATTATTTTCGCACTTCGCGAAAATTTTTCTTTTTATATTTGCGGGAATGGATGAGGGTTTGCCCATCGAACGGGATGACCCCGCCGATACAAACCAAAACAGAAAACCAAAAATGAAAATCAAAGACCTTGAAGTTGGAACAAAATACCAAAAAGCAGATGACTCAAGCATCTGGATCAAAACTGGCAAAACAGTTTCCAAACGCTTTGGAACCGATCAACGATCACTTCGCCACGACCGTCGTATTAAGTGCGTCGTCATTAAATAATTTTTATATATGGAACCACTCACATTTCTCGCCCTATTCGGAATCTGCACTTGCTGTGCATTTATTGCCGGTTACTTGATAGGCAACATTAAAGCCACCTGCGAGCTGGAACAGACCCGCCGCTGGTGGATGAACCGCCAAACCCGCAGGGAGCGCCGGTAATGACCGAAGCGGAACTGCATGACGCGGAATGCCAATTCACAAAAGCACTTCTTTGTGGGATGATTCAGCAGACCGTCGCCGACCTTCAAAGCGAGAAGGTGTTCTTGAGCCGACAACTGAATGAGGCGCAGGAACTCGACAGGGAGTCGGCAATTCATTTCATCAAAAGCAAAGCATTCCAAGGCATTTGCGATGTTCTCGCATTGCCAGCCGACAAAATAAAAACAAAGGCACTAAAAAATGATACTCTCACTAGATCCAGGAACGACCCACACCGCGTTCGTACAATTCGACCAACGCGGGATACATGATCACGGTCACCTACCTAATGCCGAGATCCGCCAGATTCTTATCGGTCGCGAGTATGATCGAGTTGCTTGCGAGATGATCGCCAGCTACGGAATGGCGGTAGGGGCTTCGACCTTCGAAACGTGCGTATGGATCGGACGCTTCATCGAAGTTGCACGGGTGGACGTCGAGTTGATCTTTCGGAAGGATATTAAACTTTTTCTTTGTGGAACGATGCGAGCAAAAGACGCCAACGTGCGCCAAGCCTTGCTCGATCTCATCGGGCCACAAGGAACGAAGAAAACCCCAGGGCCGACTTACGGAATTAAGTCGCACACTTGGGCGGCATTAGCTGTGGCCGTTTACGCAGCACAACAAAAAGGAAAATAGAAAATGAAAATAACTAAAGGAAAACAACAGCGCGCCCAGCGCGTAGTACTCTACGGCGTCGAATCCGTAGGCAAATCAACATTCGCGGCCAAATTCCCGAAGCCGCTATTTCTCGACATCGAGGGCGGAACAAGTCACCTGGACGTTGACCGCTGCGAGATCGGGACGTGGAAACAACTAACGGACGCATTGGCAGAAGCCAAGGCGACCGAATACAAAACCATCGTCATCGACAGCGCCGATTGGGCGGAACGCCTTTGCGTAGAAGACCTGCTCGCTTCGACTAAGAAATCCAGCATCGAAGACTTCGGCTTCGGCAAGGGGTGGGTGATGGTAGCGGAAAGAATGAGCCGGTTCCTGTCATCCGTCGATCAACTCATTGACGCCGGCAAGAACGTGGTAATGATCGCTCACAGCAAGATCGTAAGGTTTGAAGCTCCAGACGCTCTCGCAGCATACGACCGATACGAGCTAAAGTTGAGCAAACAATCGGCGCCACTGCTCAAAGAGTTTGCAGACGAGCTTTGGTTCTTGCGTTTTAAAACCAAGGTATCAACAACGGACTCCGGCAAAGGAAAAGGTATCGGCGGCAAGGAACGAATCCTGTTGACCACTCACTCGGCAGCATACGACGCAAAGACGCGCAGCGGCCTTGCGGAAGAACTCCCGCTAGAATGGGCATCGGTCGCGCACCTGTTCGAAGCCGTTGCAACTAAACAGCCAGATCATATCGTTGACTCCGACGAAATGGTCGGCTGGCAAGCACGGCTCGCAGAGCATGAAGGCGCGGTGAATCAGTTCTTGATCGGGCGCGGAGTGCTAACATCCGAGCAGACTTGGCGTGACTGCGCTCCGGAATATCTGCACCGAGTTGCGCTCCGCGTTGATCAGTTCGTCAATACGGCTATTGAGTGGAGAAAGGAGAACAAATGAGTAAAGAAATATCACCTTCAACGCTTCCTAAACTCGGCGAATGCGCTCTCTTCGAGGGCGCAGGCGGATCGAGTGCGGCAGCGGAGCGCGGCACGGCGGTCGATCTTGCGATCCGAAACCTGATATCGGCAGAAAATGACGTTGCAATAGTCGGAGAAGATGCTGGAGCGATAGCCTACGGCGTAGAGGAACTAACCCGCCTTGCAAAAGGATCGTTCGTGGAAACCCGCGAAGAATACTTGGCGATGGCAGTACCTGGACTTAGTAAGTTGGGAACGGCGGACGCAGTCTGTAAAGAGCAGAAATGGGTTGCTGATATCAAAACGGGACAGGTGCGCAACTATCGCGAGCAGCTCGCGGCCTACGCATTTGCGTGTATGGAGGATAATTTCGACACGTCTTGGACAGCGCACGTCATATACGTCGATCAAAAGATGATTCGTAGCTATGATTTTAGCTACGAAGAGGCATGGCAGATCACTCAACGTACTATCGCACGCGCAACAAACGCGGAGGCGAAGCCGACGCCTTGCGAGTATTGTAGCTGGTGCAAGCATTTTAACAACTGCCATGCCATTGTGCGACAGGCTGAGAGTGCCATCGCTCTCATTCCCGAAGCGACAGGTAACAGCATCGAGGCTATAAAGGAGCGCATCCTTTCTACGCCTGAGTCGCTAGGGTCTTTTATTCGCGAATGGAAACTAGCAGAAAAAGAGATCGCGGAACCGCTACTCGGTCATCTCAAGACCCGTCTCGAAAACGGGGACGAGGTTGCCGGCTGGAAGCTCACGAGCGTCATCGGTCGCAAGTTTGTGGAAACTGAAGCTATCGCAAACGCCGCACAAGATATCAGCAAAGAGACACTAATACTCGCGATGGGCGGGAAGATGTCAGAAAAGAGTTATATCGAGTTTTGCGCCAATAACGGCGTTGAACCGGATACAACGGCGATAAAGGCCGGAGCGCCGACAACACAACTCCGCCAAACAAAAATAAAATAGAAAATACAAATGCCAACATATAAAGCAAGTGAACCAAAGCAGGCCGCAATTTATTTCGTCGAGCCTGGAACCTACGAAGTCGAGATCATCAAGGCGGTAGAGAAGACTAGCCAAGCCGGAAACCCTACCATCAAGCTCGACGTCGCCGTCATTCTTGAAGGCGGCATCGAAGGGCCGAAAATGTGGGAACACTTAACCTTTACGCCCAAAGCAGCGTGGAAGGTGGATCAAGTGCTGTCCAGCATCGGTCGCGCCGTAGTTCCAGGCGAAGACGTAACGGTCGAAGCGGAAGACCTTATCGGTGAAAAAGGAGTCTGCGTCATCGGAGTTGAGCCAGGTCAAACCAACCCAGATCACCAGTTCAATTGCGTAGAACGGTGGTTGTTCGGTGACGAGAAGCAGAAATGGCTTGGCAACCGGCGCAAGCCAGCGGCTAAGCAGGACAAGCATATCGTCGCCAAAAGCAACGGATTCGTTGCTCAACCCTCCGACGAAACCGACGACATTCCGTTCTAAGAAATGAACGGATCTCTCACTCTCCGGTTGGTCATCTGTATGAACGATTGCCCGATAGGGTTGCGCCTAGAACGGGGCGACCCGCTACCGGTCTACCAGCATACATACGACGACACGCCGGAGGGGAGAGCATTGGCAGAAACTCACCTAGAAAGAATTGAAGACTATGTTCGACGGCATAACAAAGATGTTAAATCTCGCAAGACTAGTTAAAGACCAGATGGCTGATCTTGAATTACTCGTGGACTTATTAAACATTCGCATCGAGTCGCTAACCGAAGAAAACAAGGCGCTCCGCCAATTCCTATCAGGTCAAGATGAATAATTATTTAAGATTCTTAGAGGGCAAACGTCACTCGATTGGTGAATTTGGGTTCGATGCAAATTACATACCAGACATTGCATTTGATTTTCAAAAACATATAAT